ACACAGAAGAAATTCTTAGTTCAGAACACATCAAGTTTAGTTGTGGATACTTACATTGCGATTGGTAGTGAATTAATGTTTATCAAGGAAATTAGTGGAAATAATATTACAGTAAGGCGTGGTGAAGATGGAACAACTATAGATACTCATGTAAATGGTGATACAATTGACGCAGTAAATGCTCAAGATGATGCTTTAGTTGAACTTGGTGATGACTTTGGATTCAGTGAGCAGAGGTTTGAATTACCAGACTTTAGAACTTACAGTCCTACAAAAGGAGTAGATGTATGAGTAAATTTGATGACATAGATGAATTTTTGGACATCGAACCAGTTGATGATTCAAAAAATAATAAAGTAGAAAAAATAGAGAAAAAAGACGACCCAACCCTTGATTATGAATATTCGAGGGGTAATTTATATTCACTGATTGAAAAAGGTCAAGAGGCAATTAATGGAATTTTGGATGTGGCACAGGGAAGTGATCATCCTAGAGCATATGAAGTTGCTGGACAATTAATTAAAAGTGTTGGAGATACGACTGATAAGTTAATTGATCTTCAAACAAAGATGAAAGAATTAAAGAAAGAAGAAAAAGACTCACCAAAAACAGTTAATAATGCACTGTTTGTAGGGTCAACATCTGAACTTTCAAAATTATTAAAGAACGGAGTTCTAAATAATAAGGTGGAAAAAGAAGAAGAATGAAGTCATTTTCAGATTTTAGAAAAAATATAGCATCAGTCGGTAAGAAAAAAGAGGAAAGAAAACCTCAGAAAGCAATGGATGCTGGTGCAAGAGGAAGACGTATGTTGCAGAGAAGAGAGTATGCTGCAAAAGTATCTGCGTTTATTCCTGATGAATTAAAAGATCATTATGAAATTGATGAGAGTAGTTTGACTAGATTGAAAAGTAAGTCAGATAAAGGTGGTATGGCCGTTCTTTCTGGAAGTCGTGCTGATAAGTCTGCAAAAGAAAATCGTGCAAGAGCAAAACAATTAGATAAAGATATTCGTGGTAAGGGTTTACCAGGTGCAACTAAAGTGACTGGTAGATATGATGAAAAAGATAAGAAAACTGGTGAGGTCACTAAAGTTAAGGAACGTTCTCACGTTGTGACTTCTGGTAAGATGGGTAAAAGAAAGTTCAAGAAAGCAGTCAAAGCACTTGGTAAAAAATACGATCAGGATGCAGTCATCACACAAACAAAAGGTGGTGGCGGTGCTACATTAAAAAGAACTCGTAAGGGTGCATTACCAAAAAGAAATATACCAATTGGAAAAATGAGACCAGGCAGAACTGGTGAAATGGATACTCGTATCAAGGGTAAGACATTTACTTATGAATCATATCTTCGCATTCAGGAAAGAGGTAAAACATATACAATTGTTCTTAATTGGAGAGGTAAATTAATTACAACTCAAATGTTTATCGCATCATTTAAGAGACCATCAAAGTCAGAAATGACTACAGAAGTGCAAAAGGTATATCCAACAGCAGTAGTAATGTACTTTAGTCCATCAACTGTAGATCCATCAAAACCAATGTTATTTGCTGGACAAGAAACGTAAATTGTCATGAGTGAAATTTATCTTGGTAATCCGAATCTAAAAAAAGCAAATACACAGATTCAATTTTCTGCAAAGCAGATTGAAGAGTTTTTAAAGTGTAAAAATGATCCTTTGTATTTTACACAGAAGTATGTAAAAATAGTCAGTCTTGATGAAGGACTAGTTCCATTTAAACCATACAAGTTTCAAGAAAAATTAATTAAAAGATTTCATAAGAATCGTTTTAATATCTGTAAGATGCCTCGTCAGACTGGAAAGTCAACGACTGTGGTATCTTATTTACTTCATTATGCTGTATTTAATGATAGTGTAAATATTGGTATACTGGCAAACAAAGCTGCAACTGCAAGAGAATTATTGGGAAGATTACAAACTGCATATGAAAATCTTCCAAAGTGGATGCAACAAGGTGTGTTAGTATGGAACCGTGGATCATTGGAGTTGGAAAATGGATCTAAAATCTTGGCTGCGTCTACCTCTGCTAGTGCAGTCAGAGGTATGTCTTTCAACATT